ACAATATGTTGAATTGATTATCTTGTAAGTATGGAGCAGTAATGATTGCGGTATCCCTATTCTCTATTAATGGGTGAAACCTACCATTCTGGTCTACATAAGAAATCCTTACATAGTTTATATAATCACTTGGAAGAATGATTTGTAATGTATCTCCAAGCTCAAGCTCCATTGCTTTTATTTCTTTTAACACATCGTAATTTAATTCCTGCAATGCTCTTTTGGCATGATATATAACTTGGTATCTCTTTGTTGAAGATGGAAGTATTCTGTCATCTCCAACATAGGTAAGCATAAATCTATTTACAATGTCCTTTATTGTTACATATTGATACCCACCCCAATTCTCATTAGGATCTTCGTAGTAATCTATTGGAGGTAATGTTACTATATTACTCATGCCTTATTGTTTTTTAGCAGCATCTAATTGCTCCTGTTGTGTTACGTAATTAACTATTTCTTGTGAGTTGATAGAAATACCAGCATAAGATAAAATCTTTGCTACAAGAGCCTCAAAACAACTCTCGTGCATATCAAAGTCTTTATAATCTGTAGCCGAAGCATTAAATATTGGATTTCCTAATACTTCAATATAAGCCCATTTAGGAGTTATAGGAGTTCTTAAATAATACATTTGAACACCAGTAGTTATTGTATCTGGAAATATTTTAAAACCAGTTCCTACTCTCGTATATACTGGGTATGATACTGAATTAGAAACCAATGGAGTATTGTTTAGTTTGTTTATATCTAACTTTGAAACCTCCTCAATGTCTGTGGTATTATACATTAATCCCTCAACTCTATGAACATCAGTAACTGCATAGGTCCAAGTACCAGATGATTTAGTTAATGGCGCATATTGTGAATATCTATCAATTCTTTCTCTTAAGTTTTTTGGTAAATCTGCAAACTCTCCACCAGTAAGTCTATTTACTTGTTTTAAAATCAATCTATTGTATGAGAAAAAGTCTTCCTCAAATATAGAACGCTGAGCCATTTCAGCAAAAGAATTAAACTCTGATGGAGTTAAATATCCTCTACCGTCTTTGCTCATAAAAAACAATACCGTACTCCTAACCTTATCTATCATTATAAAAATAGTTTATTTCTTGCAAAGATACGAAAATAAAAAAGTGATTAATTTACATAAAAAAAAGGGATAAAATTAATTACCCCTTTTTAAAACCTTGCTTATTTAAAGCTTAATCTAACTTAGCCTTTATGAAGTCTAGTAAAAGCTGACCTTCTTTGCCTTTGAAGTACCTTGCTAACGAATCGAATTCATCATCTCCATGAGGAACACTTAGTACCACATCTTTACCGTTGTAGAATCTTCCACTTGTAGAATCATATTTCAAGATGTCTTCTGATACAGCTTTAATACCATAACCTCTAAGACCAATCATATCATTCGTTGCTAACTTTAAAAACATCTCTGGATAGTCACTTGCGTAAATTCTTAAATCTCTCTTCATTTCTGAACTAGACATTTTAGTTGCTTCACTTCCGTAAATAGATAGTGCAATGTTTTCAAGTTCTGTTAGTTTTAATTCCCTAACAATTTTAGCAGCCTCAAACTGTAAGTCTAATTCTATCAATTCTTCTTCAGCTTCTTTCTCTGGGTCAAACAATTCAAATAACATTCCATTCTTTGGATGCAAATCTAAAAACTTTTGAAGCGTTGGATTTGTATGAGGAACAACTAATATCCCATCTTCAAATACAATACTTCCCAATGTTACTTCTCCTGTTTGTTCTGGAATAAATACACTCTCTTGATTTGTAGCATACCTCATTGGTTTTAAGGTATTTGTTTTTTTATCGTGGTATTGAAGAGGTAAATCTCCTTTGTGACGATTAGATAGTGTGTACGTTAATGGTCTTGAACCATCTTTAAGCATGTAGATTTTGTTCTTAACTTCTTCTACAACCGCAGCTTTTTTTACTGTTGCCATTTGTTTTAATTTAAAATTTTATTTAATCAAGGCGATTATCACCGTTATTCTGCAAAGATACAAATTATGTTATATAGAAAAAGGGGAGTATTACCTCCCCTTTAACCTTTATAAAAACATACTACTATACAGCAGCAGATTTCAACAATACGAAATTGTTTCTTCCCATTACAGTAAGACATCTTTCAGACAACAAGTGAAGTTCGTTAGCATCTAAAGAAGATGTTGTAGCTCCACCAGCACCACCGACAACCCATGCTTTATAACGTCTGTCCTCACCAGAGTTAGAACGATATTTAATGTGCAAGAACGGAAGAGTAGTGTTAGCTCCTAATACATTGTCGTAAACTGACATAGAACCAGCTGGACAGATAACACCGTTGATAGCAGAAAGACCAGTGATTGCTCCACGTTTAGTTGGGTCATTCAAGTATTTCCAAGCTGTTTTGTGGAAAGTATAACCACCCCACATTACAGATTTAAAAGAAAGAGACAATGCCATGTTAACATCATTTCCAAACAAACCGTAAGATTGACCACCAGCATAAGCAGAACCAGATACAGCATTAATCGAAGCCATTCCTTTATCAAATGCAAGGTCTTGGTTACGTTTAGCAAACATCATATTTTCAGCAATAGCTCCTTGAGCATCAAGTCTGTTGATGATAAGTTCGTAATCTGTTTCAATGTCAGAAATAGTACCTTCAAAGATATTTCCTTTAGATACAGCTTCGAAGAAACCTTCAGTACCTCTTAAACCAGCAGTAGCATAAGCACCAGAAGTAGCTTCGATTTTCTTACCCTCAACCATAGACATCTCTAACAAGTCATCAAAACGCTGACGAGTTTTAGCTCTATCTTTTAAGTACCATAAGTAACCTCCACCATATTCTGGAGCAACTTCAATCCAACCAATTTGAGTCATGTCAGAACCGTTAACAATATCCACATCTTTGATGATGATTGGTTTGTTTTCGAAGATGTTTGGGTCTGTAGTCAAAGAAGTGTCTTGTCCTGGAGTTCCTTTTTTAAATTCAGAACCGAATACATAGATAGTCAATTGACCAGCAGTAGTACCAACACCATATCCAGCAGCAAGAGTAGATAATGCTGTAAAGTTATCAGCAGCAACAGAAGTTACAACACCAATATTTTCAACACCAGTTACAGTATTGTAAATCAATACAGTTTCGTTTACTCTAACAGAGTGACCTACAAGAGAAGTTCCAGAAAATACATTTCCAGTTCTAGTAGCTGTTTTGTAAATTTTAGTCAAACGACCTTCTTCAGTCCATTTTACAAGGTCAGAAGAAATAGCATATTCGCTACCGATTTTTTCCAATAAACCTTTTACAGATTGGTTTCCGTAAGATTGGAATTCTTTTTCGTACAAGTCAGGCATGTACTGGTTTGTGAAGTTAAAGTTAGATGCTTCTAAGTAGTTAGAAGAAGTAACTTCTTTTTTTGGACTAGGAGTAAAGTTTACTCCAGGAACCGATAAAATGCTATTCGCCATTTTTTTATTTTTTTAAGCGTTTATAATAATTTGAACATCTTTGGCGATGAATTAGATGTTGAACTCACTTCTTTCTGACCCATGTCTATGTTCTTAGAATTTGATATGTCTGATTTAATAGCATCAGACTTTCCTAACTCATAGAAATGTTCAGCAAGTTTATCGGCATTTGCATAAGCATATAATCCCTTGTGATGTCCACTTGCATCTTTCAACATCCCCGTTTCTGCATCAACAAATTTTCCAATCAAATTCATAATGTCTTTTTGACTTTCCTTAACTTGAACCACGTCTAGAACATTGTAGGTCATTTTATTCCCTGCTACGTTGAAATCAAAACCTTTGAAATCATCAGAAAATAATTTATTAGTCAAGTTGACAAAATTCTCTTGCTGTTTAGCTTGAGCTTTTTGACTCTCTTCTTGTTGAGCATTAAAATTATCTAGTGTTGTTTTAGCTACTTTATAAGGCTCTGGTATCACGCTCTCGTCAAACCTTGCTACTGCGTATTCATCCTTTTGCCCATTAAAATAATCTAAAGCTTCAGATAATGTTTTTTTAAACTCTCGTTTTTTTGTTTTAATATCTTTCTCATCATCGTAGTCTACATCGAAAACATATTTTTCTTCAAACTCTTCGTTGACTTCCTCAGCATCTAAGTAAGGATTCTTTTCAGATAAGTATTTTTTAAGAACGTAATTTGGGTCTTCTTTGTCCCATTCTTTTTGAGTTTCCATAAAGTCTGAATAAGACCTACCTGTTTTCTCTTTGTAATCTAAATATTTTTCTACATCTTCTGGAATCTTTCTATCACTAG